GTGGATATGGCCCGCTGGATGGGGTACGGTAAAAAATTTCAGGACATTAAAATCAATGTCCACATCTCGGGTAGAGCCGGTGTCGAAGGTTTTAGACAATCCTATAAGAGACTCAGTGACGAAGCCCGCAATAGTATTACAATTGAAAACGAAGAAATAAGCTATGGACTCAATGATTGCCTTCAACTTAGTGATATTATTCCTATTGTCCTTGACATTCATCATCATTGGATTCGGGAAGGTGAGTATATCCAAACCACTGATGACCGTGTCAAAAGGGTTATTGATAGTTGGCGTGATCGGCGCCCTACTTGCCATTATTCTGTCAGTAGAGAAGATGTCTTGGTTAACCACTGCGTTCGTACACTTCCCGATCATAAGGTTCTCTTAGAATCTGGACACAATAAACAAAAACTACGAGCCCATAGCGATTACTATTGGAACGATCAAGTTAATCATTGGGCATTGACTTTTAACGAATACTTTGACATTATGTGCGAAAGTAAAGCAAAAAATCTTGCTAGCTTCAAATTATTTGATACATATATAAATGTTTGATAAATTAAAAAGTATTTTTGGGTTTGAGAAGAACATATCAGAGCAGAAGCCCGTTCCTCCGAGCGAGGATAGTCCCAAGCCTAAAAAACAAAAAAGAAAAAAAGTTGAACGGACATTAACCCCAAAAGAACAGGCTACAGCTAATGGTGATCCTTATATATCAATATTAAAAGTAGATATAGACCCAAATAATATAAACAATGGAAGCTTTATTCTTGATTGGAATGATAAATTTTTAATAAATTTAATTAAAGCAGGGTATAAACAAAAAGATTCTGACACTGATAATGTCATAATAGACCGCTGGTTCCAAACTGTTTGCAGAAATATAGCGTTAGAAATTTACGAACAAGAACAAGCGGATCCTAATAATCGGGACATGAGAGTGGTTAAAACTAAAGATTTGGGTAACGGTTTTTCTGAAATCAGTTGACAAATTATTTAAATATGTGTATAATATACGCATATTATCTATTTAAATAATTGTCCACACATATGAACTACGCTCTGATAGACACTGCAAACACATTCTTCCGTGCTCGGCATATTGCTAGCCGCAATACTGATACATGGGAGAAAGTAGGTATGGCGTTGCATTTAACACTAGCAAGTGTTAATCAAGTAGTACGCAAGTACGGTATTGATCATGTCGTGTTTTGTTTAGAAGGCCGTAGTTGGCGTAAAGATTTTTACAAACCGTATAAGGCTCATCGTAAGCTTGATGAATCTGCTATGTCGGATGCAGAAATCGAAGAAAATAAAATGTTTTGGGAAACATACGAAACATTTACTACATTTATCCGTGAAAAAACTAACACTAGCGTATTGCGGCATCCTAATGCTGAAGCAGACGATTTAATTGCTAGATTTATAGCCCTACATCCCAATGACCAACATTATATCATTTCTTCTGATACTGATTACATTCAGCTTATTGCTGAAAATGTGTTCCAATACAACGGAATCACTAACCAACTCATCAAACCAGACGGTTATTATGACGATAAAAACAGACTTGTAGTTGATAAGAAAACTAAGGAACCAAAGTTAGTAGGTGACCCTCAGTATGTATTATTTGAAAAATGTATGCGTGGTGATGCTACTGACAATGTTTTTAGTGCATATCCAGGTGTCAGAAGCAAAGGCAGCAAAAACAAAGTTGGGCTAATTGAAGCATTTGAGGATAGAAATAAACAAGGTTTCAATTGGAATAACATGATGTTACAGCGTTGGGTAGACCACGATGGAGTTGAGCATAGGGTCCGTGATGACTATGAGCGTAATCGCACATTAATTGATTTGACAGCACAACCACAAGACATTAAGGATGCAGTAGACAATAACATAAAAGAAAATGTTAGAGTAAAAACTACACCACAAGTAGGTATTCATTTTATGAAGTTTTGTGGGAAGTACGAATTGAATAAAATTAGTGAACAAGCAGAAATATATGCTAAATGGCTAAACAATCCCTATAAAGGATCATTAGTATGAAGTATGATTACGAAGGACAAAAAATAAGAAATCAAGTGGGTCTTGATGATCCAAAGATTGGTGATTACTGGCAAGAAATGTTTTGCCCTTATTTTCTTGTAGTGGGTGTGAAAGGTGATAACATTACTGTATTAAGTTGCTTAGGTGGTCCTAATAGTTTTACTCGCAAGGATGAACCTTGTGCTAAAATTGAGTTAAAAGATGGTTGGACATTTGATCTAAGTAAATCTATGGTTGTCAACCGTGCTTGGATGGAACGGGCTGTCAAGTATGAAAGTAGTGAAGGCTTTGTAGCTGATGTAGGTAATAGTGAAAAGACTGTAAAAATTGCTATGGAATGGCGTGACTACAAGCAAAAACAAATCCGTAATAAGATTACAGAATTAGAAAAAGAATGGAATGATTTTACAGGTTGGGCTTTAATTAAAGACTAATTATAATCTTAAAACTATGCGAGAGAAACATAAAGACATATTGGGACATGAACTTGATTTAAATGATATCGTGGTTTATTCTAATCATAACTCTCTTAATATGGGAAAAATAATTAAAATAAATCCTATTATGATTAAGGTTGAAAAAATAATTCCAAAATCAAAGTACGCAAACAGTTACAACAAATATCCAAAGGATGTAGTAAAAATTAACCAACAAGAAGGTTTACTTTATATATTAAAAAACTTATGAAATTAATAGCAAAACCTATAATTAAAAACCAATATTGGGTTGTTACAGACGGTGACAAAAAAGTTGGTAATGTATTTGCAAACGAATCAGGATTTGATGTTAAATTGAATGGCAATATTGTTCATTATAAAGACACAAAAGAAATTCGTAAAGAAGTAAGTATTGAATTTCAACCTGACACTATGCTTAAAAAAGCAAAGGAACAAATACCTTTTACTGAATATCCAACTACCAAAAAGGTCTATAATAGCATACTTGATATTAAAAGAAAGCTACATTTGTTTACTAAAACGCTAAAAAGCAAATGTTATTACGCAGCAGGTTGGTTTGTTGTTTATCAAGGCAATGATCCACAGATTGTGTTTTGTCCAAAATACATCTTTATTCAAAGATATGACTATGATGGCCCATATAAAACTGAGAGTGAAGCAAAAGACCTGATAAATATAACATGATTCACATTAAAGAATTCATTAATAAGATTGCTTATATGGAGTCAAGGCAAAAGAAAGATGTAGTTTTGACTTTAGATGAGGCAAGAAGTCTTAGGGATGAGATATCAAAACTATTATTGGACTTAAGGGATAACACCAGCAATAGAAAACAAGAACCAATTGAAGTTATACTACAAGGTGGTAGATGGTAAATGAGTAGAACACAACCCAAATTGTTGTTAGAAATGGTAGATAAAAATACCTATAAATGCGACCAGATAGTCGAAGCAGCGGGTATTTGGGCTGTGTTTTATGACAACTTACCAATCAATCTTAAATCACAACATTACTTGGATAGTGAAGCGACTCCAAAGTATAAGAAAACAAGCTTCAGCAATCCAGGTCATGCACGGAACTTATGCAGAAAGTTAAACACGCAATTTAAAACAACTAAGTTTTCGGTTGTGTTTATGAACTCAGGCGTGCGTGTATATCCTGATGACTAGCAAAAAAGCAATAAAAGAAAAAATTACGCAAGCCGTATTAGACCAACTTCCTGACGATGGTAGACCTACCTTCGAAAATGCTATGACAAGTTGGTGGGCTAACCTAAGAAAAGAAGGTGGCCTTCGTTTAAGTATTCACGGTGACTTAGCTTTTAGAAAAGCAGAAATTGAGTATTTTGAGACTATAGTAAAGCTTGGAACTGTACATAATGGGCAAAAATTTATGCTAGAACTTAATAAAAAAATTAAATGCCCTTATTTTATTGTTATAAAAAAAGAACAGTATGGACACCAGCCATATATACGGTTGTATGACAGCAAAATTGCAATGCTTGTAGAAATATATGGAGACATGGTGAGTTATCTTAATTCAATTCAAACTAGGAGATAAAAATGACTGAACAAAAGAAAAGCCCAAACCCTTTTATTAACATGGCTAATGAGGCAAAAAAGAATAATGGTACAAAAGTACCAAAGCATGTTAATAAAATGCCTAAGCAGTCTAAAGGATTCGGTGCGCCTGCTGTAGTAAGAAGATCAGGTAGAGGTGGTTAATACCAATAACCTGTACTACGGGCACGCCTAATAAAAGTACAGTAATTACTTATAACTCCATAGCATCTAAGCTTTACTGTACTTAATAGCCCTCTATCCTGAATTTCAGGAAGCAATATTATACTATCATTGCTTACAGGCACTGTGCCTGGAGTTATGATTTGACCATTGCTAGTGGTTACATTTGTATTTTCACTGGCATTTGGGAACCAAAAATAGTTTGGGTATAAGCTACTATGTTGAGTTTGTAACCAATTTTGCATGTCAGTATTCATTGCATTAATAAAAAATCTTTTTCCCTGTAAATATCTATCAGTAACTTCAATAGGATCGTTTGCAGTTCCTAAACATAGTTTATTATTTAACCTCCACACATTAACCATACAGCCAAATCCATTATTACAGGAGGTATCGATTTGGCTAGGTGTGTTTGCTTGTTCTAAGTTTTGCCCGTCGAAAATACCTAGATAGGATATAATAATCATTTAGTATTTAGTTTTTGGTCAAATGTATGTCAACGATTTAGTCAGCTTATGCGTTAAATATAATACACAGTTAAAACTGTGTATTACATAAGGAAATTAACATGAAGTATATCGTAACATTACTCGCCGCTCTTGCAGTTGGTACTGCTTTTGCAGCAGAACCTGCTAAGAAAGAAGAAGCTAAGCCTGCTGCCGCAGCTCCTGCAGCTAAGAAGGAAGAAATCAAGCTTCCTGCTAAGAAGGAGGATGCCAAGAAAGCTGAAGTCAAAAGCGAAGCAAAACCAGCTGCCAAGCCTGAGGATAGTAAAAAAGCCGAAGCTGCTAAGAAGTAATCCATTAAGATTATCATATCTAGTAAACGGTAATAGTTTTGGTTTCTTAATTGATGATGAAGATATTTTATCAGGTTACAGAGTCAATAACAATGCTCGCCGATTACCAAGAAATGAAATTGAGGATAATGTAGAACTAAGTGATTATGTTAAGTTTAGACTTTGGCTAGCAAGACAATTAGCACTTAGAAAATACACAGAGAAATGGGGCTAGTCCCCATTTCTTTATATATTATACACAATTAATAGATATAAATAAAGAGTCATACACACACAAGGAGATTATTATGATATTATCAATGACAGATATGGCTATCGAGATGGTTCAATCTACTAAAAAACAATTTGTTCATACTATGGTTAAGGATGAAAGTCTTAACAAGATTTTAGTTGAATTTATTGATTCCCAAACAAAGTATACAAAAGAAGCAGTACATAAATATGTTGATACTGTATCTGCTGTTACAGCCATTACAACTAATAAAGATTTTATACAAAGTTGTATGAACCCATGGGGTGCTAAGAAAGGAAAATAACCATGACACTAACAGGTGGTTTAATACTCGGTGGTGGTGTTCTAGGCTTATTATATGGTATTTTTAAAACTAAAAATACATCTTATGGCTCAGATTTAGAGAAATTCATACTAAGTAAGTATCCGCAAAATAATGCAGATGTAGAAAGATTAACTTTAGAATTTGAGCAACATATTATAAAGAACCGTGTTCCATGAGAAAATTTTTTAAGGCAGTATATGAAATATGGTGTCAGGGGTTAATAGCATCTCACTTAACACGGAGAGGCAAATGGGAATCAGCAAGAAAATTAATGCAAGGTAAAAATATTTAACCTTTATATTAATGATAATTACACAAACACAGAGGAAAAATATGTCAAATAGTGATAAAATATTACCAGACTTAAAATTACCAGAAGTCAAATTTAATAAAAATGGGTATGAAATCCGTACTGAAATCTTGCACATGGCTAAAGACCTTGTGCAAAGTGAATATAGTATGAAATTTCAGGGTTGGGAAATAAGTGCAAAGCGTGATGAAAAAACAGGGCAGTTAGTAAACACAGTGGGTATGCCAGAATTTCCTGGTCTAGACAAGGTGTTAGAAACGGCACAAAAAATGTATGATTTTGTTAGTTTTAGTAACAGAAAATAATACAGCTTATGGCCCCGAAAGGGGCTAATTTTTAATATAGATGCAAAAAGAAAATTACATTCATCTAATTACTCTTTCGTATAAAATTACAAAAAAACATTCATCATTTATATCATTTGATGAAAGAGTCAAATACATTTGTGAACATATTGTTGTAGATAATAGAAAAATTATATTTGATATAACAGGAGAAGGTCTATTTGGCATAAATTTAGTAGTAAGTGTTATTAAATATCTTGGTTTAAAAGGTTCTCAATTAAAAATTATTTGCAGTGTAGACCCTTTAGAAAAATTAAAAGAATATAATTACACTATTGATTACACTGGTTTTTGTAATTGGTTCAATTTTTATAGACTTTTGCAAGAAAAAAATTATAATTATTATAATATAAAACCTAAATATTATTTTGTAGCCCTAGCTCACAGACCATCTATAAATAGAGCCATGTATGTAAAGGACATACTTGATAACTTTAAAGAACAATCTTTAGTAAGCTTTGGTTTTAATGGATCTGCTAATAAAGAGATTCAAAAAATTTTAGATCCTTATAAACTTCCTTTAATAATTGATTATTATTCGGAAAGTACAGAATTAAGTGGTTTGGATATGCATGAACCTCCTTCCATTGAAATTTTACAGGCTTTGTTTAACATAGTATTAGAAACAAATGAAGTAAATAATAAAGAAGTTTTTATAACAGAGAAATCATTTAAACCTTTCGCTTGGCACCAAATTCCAATTTTTGTAGCCCCGAAAGGACATACAGATAAGCTTAGAGAATTAGGGTTTGATTTATTCGATGATTTGTTAGACAATCATTCTTATAATGAAAGTCACCCGAATATTTACAAACTAAAAATCTTATCATTAATGCGAACTATAACAAAAAAATATAACATGATTGAACTTAGAAAAAATATATGGAACAGACTTTCATACAACAATACCATATTATCAAAATATGTTGAAAGAGATATACATGTTTGGTAAAGATGTTGAACCGTTCCAAATTTTGAATTTTTTAGACAACCAAAATTTTAACAAAATTTTAATTGATAAAAAACAATATTTTAACTCAGATAAAAGAATATACTTAAATGGTACTTATTCTGAAAGTAAAATAGGAATTTTTACAGCAGTTTGTGATAGTATTAAGAATGTTTTACTAGAAAAGGGATTTAATAATCCCAAAGTTTTAGATATAGAATACATCATTCATGTTGAAAAAAGAAAATATATGCCTTTTCATAAACATAATTTTAATTTTTATATTGATCCTTACAAAGGGTATGATCCTAATAATACCTTTAAAACACCCTTTGAGTCACTTTGGGTAGCTATTTTTTATCCCCATAATATAACAGATTCAAAATTTCAAGGTAAGTTAGTAGTTAAAAAAGCTAAAGATGATGAGGGTGTTTCGTTTCAAGCTATTCCAAATTCAATCATATTCCACAACGCATTATATGGTCATGAAGTATATTTTGAGGATAAGGACCATACACAATTTAGAGATGTGTGGGTAACTCAGTGGATTTGCTAATAGTACTTGACAATAATTCCAAAACTGTGTATACTATGGGTATAGTAAAAACAGGAGCTGAAATGGAATTCAAAGTTAAACTCTACACTGATCCTGGGCATGGTTGGATTGCTGTTAAGCGTAAACTATTAGACCAACTTGGAATCAGTGATAAAATCACATATTTCAGCTACCAAAAAGGTAAAACTGTATACCTTGAGGAAGACTGTGATTTAGCCACATTTGCTACTGCTATGAACAGCCGCGGAGTAATACTAAAGTATGAACAAAAGCATACTAACCGTAGCCATCCTATAAGAACCTACGAAAATTATCGTTTTTAGCCTTGACAATAAATGGGTTTGGGTATATAATATCGGTATAGTGTGAAAAACG